TCAATTGGCACAAATGGTGGTGCAGATGCAACTACTACAAATCCAGTTGGATATATAGAAGTAAAAGTAAACGGACAAGAATACATTATGCCATACTATCGTAAGGCATAGATGGTGTCTTAGAAGCAATATAAGGTCTTTTTAGCATAGGTAAAATAGAAAGACGGTAAATATAACAAAGGAGCAACAATATGGCTTGGGCAACAAGTTCAAACGTAATAACAACAAACTTAGACGCAGGAACAGACTCACCAGCGGCCGCACGTCCAAACCTAAAAGCGGCTCTTGATGAATTAATACTTGTAATTGATGGCAGAAACACAGCAAACGGTGTAGCAGGCCTAAATGCAAGTTCAAAATTAGACGCAACACAGTTTCCAGATGAAATCAATTCAAGTTCAGGAAATGCACTTACATTAGATCCAGACACGGGCAAGGTTAAGATCGAAGATGTAATCAATCTAAATCCACAAACCAAAGCGGCACTGAATGCAAGAACAGACAAAGCCACAGGCGACGTTGCATACTGTTCAGATGGTGGAGATGATAGTGCAGGCGTAGGCTGTATTGCTGTTTTTGATGGCACAGATTGGCGTGCTGTTCAATTAGCAGGAGTGTTGTCATAATGAAAGACATCAATGACGCATACGCAAGTTTAGACAAACGCATGGCTCTTTTAGAGCAAAGATTAGACATCATACAAAATAATCATTTGGCACACATACAAGCAGACATAGATGCTATCAAAAAGTATTTCTTATGGGGCGTGGGGGTTGTGTTCGTTCAATTGATTGCCGTTATTGCGGTTATGATGCAGTAATGCCCTATCTAAAACTAAAACCAGACACCTACATACTACAGAAACATCAAGTTTTCAAATTTGATACCTGCCAATTTTGTGGCAGTAAAGCAGGGCACGACTTTCAACGTCTACAGAGTATGCAATTTGAAAGACAAGGTATAACCTGGAAAAGAACCTGCAAATCCTGTAGGAAAACCACTGCCATTGTGAAAAAAGACGGTTTTATTGATTGACAAAACCACTTTTTTGCTGTATTATAACGATATTAGATAAATAAAGTTATAAGGCAAACATAAAATGGCAAAACTTAATTGGAATAAACCCGAATTACGAAGCGGTGGCAAGGCCTATGGAACAGGTATTGTTGCTGGCACCAATACCACTTGGCGTAGTCCAGGCAAATACCAATGGCAACACGTTAGAAAAATACCAACAGATTATTTGCTTTGGGTAGCAAAACAATGGAGTCCCGGCAAAAGCAGAGACATGGCAGACAAAGAATTACTAAGGCGTTTTGATGGCAAATAAATTAACAGCAAAACAAAGAGAAGAGAATTATCTATCCCAACAAAGGCAATACAAACAAGAACGTAAAGTAGATGAATGGGCAAGTTACTACCCATTTGATCCGTTCAAAAAAACTATTACAGGCAAAGACTGGAAAGCATATAAACAGGCACGTAGGCAAGCAAAGGACCAGTTGAAGTCCCTAAATTCAGTAAAACGTGGGTTGTAATATGACGGCTAATGACCCCACTCTGTTGTGATGTCGCTTAACAGGCACACAATGTATAGGGCCGCAGGTTGCTGTGTAAACAGTTGGAAGTTTCAATACATCCGTCTTCCGTAAAACCTTGTTATGTCGCGTGGTGAGACGCCAAGCGAGACGGCAGTAGTAGTGAGACGCTTTTTTTTGTGTCAGAAACTACTATTGCCGTCGTGTGACTTCAACGCCAAGTGTAAAAGACTTCGTCTTAAAAAATTGTGTTAAAAAGAAATTGTGTTTGAGCGATAGCGAAAACAAGATGTCTGTAAGACATCTCTAAATGTAAACAAAAAGCCACGTAATAGACCTCTTTGTGATGATCTAAATAAATACTTGTAAGCGAGCATGGGTCATTACACCACCTCCTGCGTGTTTGGTAAGGCTATCTTACGTGCAGTTCTTTCTATGTTTGTGGTGGACATCAATATAAATGCCATTTTATATCCTATGTGACTCATGTTCGCCCACTTAAAGGATATAAATGGACAACCACTACACAGATTGGCACAAGCAGTTTCCCAAGAGTGGCGTGGGCAAACAGTATCCTTTCCTACTTGAACAGATCACCCTCAACAGAAAAACACAAACACAACATCGTAATCTAACTGGCAGACCCCTCGCAGATAAGAAAAAATGGGAATGGCGTCGTGGCTTAGACTATGGCTGTGGCAAAGGTGGCACAATAGCGTGGCTTGAAGGCCTATGCCCATGGATCGCTATTGAAGGTTATGACCCAGGCAATGAACAATTTAACACACTACCAGAAGGTGACTTTGACTTCTTATACACAGCAGACGTGCTTGAACACATAGATATACAAGACATACCCCAGACTTTAGAGCATTGCGAAAGCATAAGCAAGATCAACATACATATAATAGACCTTACACCTGCTAAGAAGACGCTACCAGATGGCAGAAATGCACACATTACACTACTGACCAAAGAAGCATGGATTGAACTGTTTGAACAGCATGAATATCGCGTAACACACATATCACAATACTCAACCCCTGATCCTAACTACACCACGAGAGATAGACTATGCATAATAACCAAACACCCAACAATAGCACCCTTGTCATAACAGCACTTAATCAACGTCTATTAACGGCATATGGCTACCGATTCCTTGACACATTCCCCGAGACATTAGACTTGATGGTGTGGAGCGAAGATGAACTTGACATACCCCACCGAAGACTAAGCCACGCATTTGTTGAAAGAAACAAGCATAGACCTCAGCCAAGAAGTTATAAGCAAGATGCAATACGTTTTCATTGGAAACCTCAAGCAGTTTATCTAACATACAACACCGTAGATAGAAACAAATATACGAGCATCCTTTGGATAGATGCAGACACACAGTTCCTCAAACAGATAGATCAAACATGGATTGACGAACACATAGCAACAGAACACATAATGAGTTATATGGGCAGACCCGACTATTACAGTGAAACAGGCGTGCTATACTTTAATCTCAAGCACAAGCACACAGAACAATATATAAAAGACGTGTGGGAATACTATGTTACAGGAGACATATGGGACTTACAAGAACAGCATGATAGTTATGTTTGGGACTATGTAAGACTTCGTCAAGAGCATGATAATAATAGAAAGTTTAGAAACTTAGGCGTAGATCATAAAGTGCCAGGAGGACATATACAAGCATACCTATATGGAGAATGGTTTGATCATGCTAAAGGACCACGCAAAAAGTCAGGAAAATCACCCGAAAATAAGCACAATTAGACACAGTTAGAGAACTGAAAGGCCTTGTTGTAGACCCTGAGAACAGAGGTGGAAGATGATTTATGTGAGATAGGCCCCACCGCCTAAGCCTTTGAAAACCTTAGATTTTCACGGTTATCAAGGCGAGAGACGGCTGTATAGCATCAATTTACCACAATGTCAATGGCTTTCTGACCAAATCAATTGTGAAAATCACCGTATCTTATAGAGTTTTTCACCTTTTTGAATGTATTTTGGCCCATGACGGTCTAAGAATTCATCAGAGGCTCCCTCAAAGCCTTGCAAGAATGGTCCCACCGAAGCACAGCCTGATAACACTCCGAGGATCAGCCACATGGATAATATGAATGTAAAGGTTCTTACCATTGTATCTATAGTATAGCACCACTCTTAGAGAAAGTCAACCCCAGACTTTACCAAAATCTCTCTGAGGCTACGGTTGAATACCTTACGAAAAAGGTTGACACCGTGACTCTATGGTGTTATACTTTTTATACAGTTCGAGGGGCGTCCTACTGTGAGGCGACGACATTTGGGCGGAGTCGCGTTGTCACTCATCTCGCCAAAACTGGTTTTATCCTCTTTACCTTTCGCCAGCACCTGTGAAGCCTTGCTCATTGCTCGAGCACTTTCAATGGTTGCACGCCATGGGTTGTTGTCTGCGGTCATAGTATTCTCCTATTGTTATACTACTAATATACAGTCATCTACTTTGAATGTCAAAGGTTTTGGTAAATTTTGTTTAACCGTTTTTTGCTACCGCAACTGGGGGTGCTTTAGACCATATATCTCATCATATTCACTTTGGGTCAACCATTGAACAAACGGTCCACCCATACGTTTGATTGCTTCAACACCCTCGTCATCCAATTTTACCCATGCCAACCAATCTCTTGCACCAAAATGTAGGGTTTCTTCACAGGCACACACATTGTCCGCTCCCACAATAGTTTCTATCTTGTAAAATGGTATGTCTATGACGTCTAATGCTGTGCGACTACCCAATTCATCCTGTGTGAGGTCATATGCTATACTGTCATTGTCAAAAGTTTCATATCGTAAGTAATAATATTTCATAAATTTTGTTTAACCGTTTTTCTGGCGAACCTTGCAGGCTCTATTTTGATTGCTGTTGAATCAATTCCACGTAAGTGTTTACCATACGAGTGTTAGTTTGCACCGCAAATTCAGCCTGGTTCCTGCATAGTGCAAGTGTATCGTTAAATTGACCCATTTGCGGATTATCACTAATAAACTGTGCCAATGCGTCTCTTTGCTTGGTTGCTATTGCGAGGTCGTTTTGTGTTTTTTGTAACCAACCTTGTAATTCTTCAAGTTTTGCCATTTTAGTTCTCCTTTGTTTAACTATACTTACACTATACTATCATTGGGTTACGAAGTCAACGTGTTGGGTGTTCAAATTATCTATTTTGGAAGGGCAGTTTTGCTCATGCCCAGGAGCATTCAACACCAGTAATTTTAGGGTTACACCCTGCACCTGGTTACTGTTAAATTTCTTCAAAGAGTGTGTCATATGTGTTCGAGTATAAATTTGTGTGCCATTCACGAGGCACAAAGAACAAGTCAATTTCTCTGCGTAGTGCCACGCCGTTGTGCAGTAGTGTTTGACGTTGATTTGTGAACTCTCCATCAAGCCAACCCTGTTTTTTTGAACAGACTCTATAGTCTCGCTGTCGCATCCAGTCAATCATAGCCTGTGCAGTATAACCAAATTTTTGACTGAAAGCAGGATTTACTTCTGCCTGCACCAGTGGACGATTCTGTTGTAGTGTGTGTTCTGCACCCTGTAACACGTAGAGTTCATATCCTTCAACGTCTATTTTTACAAAATCCACCTCGTCAAAACCGTATGAGTCAAGTGTTTGCACGTTCACTGTGTGTCGCTGTTTTTCTGATCCTTTTGCACGTGGATTGTAGGGTGTGTGATCTATAAAATTATGTCCATTGCATTGAGGCACTACCATGATGTCTGCGGTGCCTGGTCTATCTCCAAGTGCTTCTTTGTATAGTGTGGTGTTGGTGACACCGTTGTCTCTTACTGTGTTGTGCCATAGTGTTTGTGTGGTTGGTGTTGGTTCCCAGCAGTGAACATGATCAAAACGTTCTGCATAGTGTATGGCATTCAGTGCATTGTTTGATCCAATGTCCAAACACACACGCCACGTGGGTAGTATTTTCTGCACAAAGTCCCAATTGGTTGATTGATACTGTCCATACTGTAATCTATTCTTAAGGATGTTGTCACCCTCTTCAACCCAGTATGTTTTTCCATTCTTTGAGTGTATTGCTTCGATATTCATTATTCAAACAGTTTCCCAAATGTGCCTTGCGACTTCCAATATTCAGCCAAGCATTCTGCTAATTCTTCTTTGGTCACAACATAGTTGATTTGAACTTCTGAATCAGCATTTACCAAACCTTCGTCTTTGAGTTTGAGGTTGCTTACCACAACACCTTTGCGTTGACCCATGTTTACGATGTGTTCCCAACGACGCCAATTCATCATGCCTGGATCTATATATGATTTGTAATCCGCTTGTGACTTTATGCCTTTGAAGTGAACTTCGTATATGTGTCCACCGTGCATTGAACCACGTTCAACAACAGCAGTGATAAACACTGGTTCATCTATTTTCTTGTATTTTGCCATTTTTGCTCCTTTTGTTTATTATACAGTCTTTTGGAGAGGTTTGCAAGAGCCACGATAACCATTTCTTGTTTTCCATCCGCCAAATTCACTTTCTTTTACTGTGTTGACCACAATTTCTGCGTCATACATCAATTCAAGTCTAAGAATCTCATAACCTAAATCTTGGTGGTCAGTGCATACCCAATGCACATTTGCATTTTGATTAGATGCTTTGGGCACACGTGGTTGTAGTTTATAAAATGCCATTTGTTTCTCCTTTTCTTAACTTTATTTATAAATATTATTTATAAAGGGGAGATAAAACTGATGCGAATAGTAACAACAAGATGGGGAACCAAGTATTCAGCATTTGATGTTGAAAGGCTCTACAGCCAATGCCGTGCATGGTGTGACTTTGACAAATTTGTGTGCATAACAGATCAACCAGAACAGTTACATCCTGAGATTGAACGAATTGACTTTCCATCAGTGCCCAAGTATACCACTTGGTGGAGCAAGATTATTCAATTTTCACTGTTTACACAAGGGCAAAGTGTAAGCATGGACATTGACATACACATTAGAGATCGAGCAGAGTTTCAATTTAGCACAAATAAACTGTTGATGCAGTTAGATCCACTTGCACAGTATCATCCACACAAAAACATCAAATATGTGAATTCAAGTGTTATCACATACCAAGGTGATTGGAGTTGGATCACAGAAAAATACAATGCAAGTTGGCAAGACATACAAGCACGTTATAGAGGTGACCAAGAATGGTTATGGGGTGATCACCAAGACCGTATTGCATATCACAAACCCATATTTGAATCATACAAATGGAGTGCAAAACAGCGAGGTTATTCTGTAATGCCTATTGTAAACTATCATGGCCAAGATGTAAAGGACAAAGCATGACAGACGCACTAAGAACACATGGTTGGGGATACTTTCCTATAGATCCAAAATATAAGGGCGAAGACTTTCGCAAAGGTGTAACACCTTTGTTCTACAAAGACCGGTTTGATTTTACAAAAAGTTATGTTCTTGTAGGTGTAGAAACTAATCGTATGTTTCAACCTGGATCAGAGCCTAAGGAGTTAGACTTCTTTCATTGGGATAATTCAATGCAACCTTGGTTAAGACACATAACACCTGCAAATGGATCAGGACACAAACTATGGAGTAGACTAACCTATCGTGGTTGGTGTATGCCCAAGGATTCACCTGCACTTGAAACACATAGACAAAGAATAAACAAACGCCTTAGAGAAGATTCACAAGGTAAAATAAGAGACATTGCAGAACTATGGGGAGGCAACCGTCCTACTCGAGTGCCTGTTCGCAAACACGCATTAGTTTGTCCCTCATCTCATCGAAACCATCAACATTTTTTCAAGCAATCACAGGAACAATGGTTGACTATGGTAAAAAGAGGATTACGTGAACAAGGATACACCTATTCAATAAGACAAAAAGTAGGTGTCAATGCAAGAAAAACAAATCAAACAACTGATCAACTAAAACGTGAAGACTGTGATCTATTGGTTGCAAATTATAGTGCCTGTGCCTCAGAAGCAGTGGTGTTAGGTTATCCTATTGTAACAACAACTGATCAGAATCCAGCAAGAGCAGTATCAACACCTTGGGAAGATTTTTGTCAAGGCACAATAAAAGAATACACAGCAGAACAAATAGATCATTGGACTACAAGAATATGTGCATACACTTGGCATAGACATGACCTTGATCGTTTGGCATGGATTGATACACATCCACAAGCAGAACATTTAAGGAAAGCAAGATATGAGTCATAGAAAAACCGCATTAGAAAAATTTATACGAGAACACAACCTGTTGCGTGGTGCAGAAATAGGTGTGTGGCAAGGAGAAACATCAGAACATTTATTAAGAAACACAGATTGTTTTTTATATCTTGTGGACCTATGGAGTGCAAGTCCTAAGTATGAAACTTGGGATCATGATGCAAATAAAAAACGTGCAACAGACAGAATTAAAGATTTACAAAATTACAAAATACTACAAGGTGTAAGTTGGCAAGTAGCAGAACAAATACAAGACAATGAATTAGATTTTGTTTTCATAGATGGCGACCATTCAACTGAAGGTGTTGTAAGTGATATACAAGCATACACGCCAAAAGTAAAAACAGGTGGTTACATTATGGGACATGATTGGGATTGGACTACTGTTCAAACAGCAGTAAGACAGTTCTGTGAACCACAAACACTAACAAATGGTATTTGGTATTACAAAAAGGAGAACTAAATGAAAGCAGGTAAAATTTGGGGGCAAACAGAATTAATTCATGCAAACGGTGTTCTTGAATTTCATCGCATTGAATTTAAAAAAGGTTTCAAGTGTTCAGAACATGAACATCAATTTAAATGGAATGGTTTCTATGTAGAGTCAGGCGAAATGATTGTTCGTGTATGGCAAGACGGAGACCAAAAAGGTTTGGTAGATGAAACTGTTCTTAGAGCAGGCGACTTTACACAGGTAAAGCCAGGTAAGATACATCAATTTGAAGGCGTCAAAGATGGTGTTGCATTTGAACTGTATTGGGCAGAATTCAATCACAGCGATATAGTAAGACGCACAGTAGGGAGTAAGACATAATGGTTTTCAAAAAAGGAGAAATAACCAATCCAAAAGGAGGACCTAAAAAATATGATATTCCTTCTGATTGGAGCAAAAAATATTCAATGGCCAAAGCACAAGCAAAATATAGACGTGAAGAATGGGCCTTTGATGAACACAGTTGGTATAAGGTATGGTTAGACAGTGGTGTTATTGATCATATGGGCAAACACATTCACAGTTATTGTATGACACGCAAGGATAAAATTGAAGCATGGGGTCCACACAACTGCATAATCATTCCAAGACGCAAACATTTTAGAAAAATGGCCTATGTTGGGTTTCATAAATTTCCAAACGCAGATTGGAGACCACAAGACGGAGTTAAAAATGCCAAAGAGTCAGAATAGTTATTATACAAGTCTACGCAAAGAATATCCACGCACTTGGCGTATTTGGTATCGCATGAACAAAAGATGTGAAGACAATCAAAAAGGATATTTTGAAGTTGAAGTTTGTGATGAATGGAGCAGAGAATTTTCACAAGAAGAAGGCTTTATCAACTTTGTAGATGACATGGGTCCAAGTGAAAAAGATCTTGAAATAGATAGAATAGATCCTTGGGGCAATTACGAACCAAACAACTGCCGTTGGGTAACAAGAAAGGTGCAAAACAATAATTACAGATTTCATCATTCAGAAAGAGGTAAAATACTTGCACGAGCAAAAGCAAATGGTCTCAGTAAAGGCACAGTTTACAGTAGATTGCAAAGAGGTTGGGCAATCGAAGATGCAGTATCATTACCGCCATCGCAGATCAATTACAAGGACAGAATATGTTAAATGAAGACTTTGATCCTCTAAAAGAATTAGAAGAACTAAAAAAATTTGCCACAGCGGCAGACAAACATATTGCACAACTGCATAAGAATCAAGGTCAAATCCTTATTGCTGTTAATCAATTGTCTCAAACAATAGAAGAACAAGCACAAAGAATTACAGAACTTACAAACACACTCGTGGAGACAAAAAATGAAACTACCAGAAAGAAACGATAGATACTTGGTGCCAACATCAACTGTTGTTGGTTCTATATTATTAATTGCACACCTTACAGGCACTATTAGTGGTTGGTGGGCAATCCTATATGTGCCATTGTTGTTTATGGGACACAGCATTGAATATAAGAGTATGTTACTATGGCCCAAATAGCAATCGTTGGCAACGGACCTGCAAGAGAACTGTATGATGATTTTGACGGCACAATCATCGCCTGCAATATTCCGCAGATTAAAAAATATGATTACATAGCAATGGTAGATAGAAAAGCCTTGGACTATGTAATACACAACAAACTAACATTCAAAAAACCTATCCTCATACCTACAGAATTAAAAGGTAGAGCACAAGAATATCAAGACACAAAAATTATCACAACATTTCAAAATAAATTAATGAATTGTGCGGCAACCGCCGCTTTCCATTTTGCACAAGAATATGATACAATATGGTTATACGGTTGCAACGCATTATGGAGTGAAGAAACAAAAAGTTCACAAGACGAATTCATTCCAAGACCCTATAGAGCAAACAATTTGCATTTACAGTGGAGAGAAAGGTGGAAACAGGTGTGGCAAACAGGCAAGCATTTTGTTATTGTTCATCCGCATGGAGTTACACCACAAGATTATGGCGAAAATGTTCAATGGTATAGTGTTACGCGAGCAAATCCTTAAGTTTGTAAGGCATTATATAACAAAACCTCAGAAGAAAATAGGTGGCATGGCTATATGTCCATTTGCCAAACAGTATCTAAGTGACATAGAAGTCATAGTAGTTGAAGACTATGCAAAACACATAGATACCGTGTGTCAACTTATACATCCACTGCACGTTGAAGCGGTTGTTATAGGTGGACCTATGCAAGACTATGATGAAATGTATAGCATGGTTGCACGTTTTAACAAACGATACCACAAACGTGATATTGAAATACTGTTGATGCACCCTGACACAGAAGAACCACCATTGCCTTTGAACTACAACTTCAAATATTCACCATTGGTTATAGTGCAAAAAAGAAGCACACTACAAAAGGCTCGTAATATCCTGGAAAAGAGCGGCAGATACTACAAATATTATAAATAATAGTAGGTGCAATAAAAACCAAAGGAGCAATCGATGACAATCACACTAAGACAAGAGTCCGATGCAAGAGCAACCACGAAAGGTTCTGCCTTAACATTCGCAGAATTAGATAACAACTTCAAAGACGTTTTAAACAGGGCAACTCTTGTAGTAGAAGACTCATCTAACACACAAGCAACATTAGGTAATGATGGTGCCAAAACAGCAGAATTAAAATTTGCAGGTGCTGGCGGATTAACCACAGCAGTAACAACAGATTCAACAGGACAAGTAATCCTAACACTTACACAAGCGGCCTCATCAGGTGGCATTTCAGAAGTAGTAGGTGGAACCAACATAACAGTTTCAAGTCCAGACTCAGCAGGAGCAGTAACTATTGATGCAGATGTTCCTGTTACAGATATTGTAGCAGGTGATTCAAATATCAGCATTAGTAATGCAGATGATTCAGCAGGTGCATATTCTATTTCACTTGCAGGCTCATTATCAAATCTTGTTTTAAATCAACCAACCTTTAAAGGATTCGCAGAAAACATTCAAACAATTACAGCAGATTCAACTGGTGCAATAAACATTGATGTAGCAGATGGAAATGTTTGCGAAATTACTTTAACAGACAACGTGACATTTACAGGTTTCACAAACGCAACAAACGGACAAAGTGCTACACTGATTCTTAAACAAGATACAAACGGAAACAGAACATTTACAGAAAGTTTAGATTCTGCTCAGTCGATGGTTTTTGCTGGGGGCACAAGCACACTTTCAACAACAAGTAATGCAATAGATATAATGACTATTGTGTATGTTGGGGGCATTTATTACGCAAGTTTGTCAACAAACTTTAGTTAAGGAGTAGAATATGCCTTTAGGTGCATTTAGAATAAATTCAATTGCAAAAGTATTAGATACTGGTGGTGCAAGTGTGTCAGCAGATAAAAGTTATGACATCACTAATTACAATTATGTGAATACCACCTATCAAATGCAGAGAATAAGTTATGTTGGTGATGATTCAAGTGGACAACCAGTTTGGTTTGTAGGAACCAAAGACGGCAATGGCAATTTTGCGTGTATCTTAATCAAGAGAAAAAATGATGACACTATTGAAGAAAGTTCATTAAGAACTCTTAAGAATACTGATGAAAGATTTGCCGCACAGAGTTGTGCCGCAAAAGACACCAGCGGCAATGATGTAGGTGCTGTAGCCTATACCTACAGAACTGCAGGTGTTATTCACACAAGTCTAAAAGTTATGCAAATTGACAAAGATAATCTTACACTTGGCACAACATATGGTATAGATGATTTTGAAGATTTACAACCAAATGCAGGCTTGGCGTATGTAACAAATCCTGGCAATGGCAGAGTAATTGCTGGTTTTAGAAAGTCAGGCATAAGAACAGATGTATTTGAAATTGGCACTTCAAGTGTAACACAGAAAAACACTCCAAGTTCAATGCCATTTGGTGATGGTGTATACCAACATATAGAAGGTTATCCTTATGCAGGTAGCAGTAATTTAAGATACGCAGGTTATAATGGTAATGCAAGCACCTTTGGTCTTGGACACTATACAAGTGACACAACACACGGAGGTTATTCAGCAACCGACAGTGATGTCAACGTGGGCAGTTTAGCACCTGGTGTAGCCTTTCCAGCAAATTCAACTTCAATGATTGGTGTCGCAGGACAAAATGGTGGTTTAGAAGCCATTGCATTTACAAGCATTAATTGGAGCGGAACTCCAACTTACACAGATTCTGGACCATTAATAATGAGTGATGACAGCACAAACCAAAGTCACGTAGCCGCGGCATTAGATCCAAGTAGTGAAAAAGTTTATGCTCTATACAGAGACGGAGCATCAACTTGGACATTTACAAGTCTATCTTTAGTTGGCGGAACACTTACAGAAGGCACACCAGCGGCTATAGGTGCAACAACTACAAATTGGAGCACATCAGGTTTAGCCACAGGTGATGTTGCTAATTCATCACAAGGCAACTTGTTCTGCACAATGATTCCTGCTACAAGTGGCAATTCACAACTTTATATTAAGGACGTAGACGCATAATGAAAACAATAAGATTTACATTCAATGACGACTCAACACTTGAATTAGATTTTCCTAACAGTCAATCTGATAGTGATATTAGAACACAATTAGACAAAGAATTAGAACTTGGTTATCACAGTCAAACAAGTGATCAAACCTATACATTGGAGGAAATTTAATGGCTTGGCCTAAAAACACAAAAGCATCAACAGCCAATGTAGACGCTGGCACTGATTTAATCTCTAATGCAAGAGGTGACATCAAACAAAACATTGACAATGTAAATGATATTATTGATACATTTGACATTGGTGGTGATAGTGCTGGACAAATTGCAGACGGCGATATTCTACAATACAGTTCAAGTGCAAATGCATTCCAACCTACTGGCAGTGATGGCATAGGTGGTAGCAATCAAATGCTAATACCTTTTACTGGTTGGGTTGTAAACAACTGGAGTGGTGTTACAACAGGTTTTAGAGCAGGTGATAGTGCAAACGCAAAACACAGTTTTGATAGAATGGCACTTTTAGGTGGTGCTTATTACAGAAGAAATTCACAACATTCAGGAGACCTTGATCTTACTGCTTCTGAAGGCACAGTTTTCAACAGCATAAGTGGAGCAAGTGTAACCACAGCAACACCTTCATTGGTTAAACCAACAGGTTATTCAACTACAGGAACCAATGTAAACATTTCTATTACAAATGGTGTTGCATCCAATAGTCTAAGCGTGTTCGCAACACTTAACGGAGGTGGGTCAAATGATAAAATAGATTCTATCTTAGGAGGCACAGTCAACGTAATGTATGGTGAAGGTTATGAAAGTTACATAACACTTCCAGCAGGTAATTATTTCTTAAAAATGTTTGGTCGTTATGATGCAGAATACACTGATAGTGTAAACCACATTAGACAAACACCAGGCACAGTAAGTGTTTTAGAACAGCAATGTGAAGACTTTATACAGAGTGTTAGTGAAACTGACAGTGATGTGTTCATTTATAACAAAACAGATGACACGTTTATAACTGATCCTATTTTTGATCCTAACAATCAAGGTTATGTGACTAATACATTTACAGAATTAGATCAAATAACAACAGGTTCACAAGGCCAAAGATTTACATTGACAGGCACAAAACAAATTATGATATGGACACCTGCAAACAAAACTTTCAATAATACACCATTTGGTGATGCAACTTCACCAGATACAAATCATGATTTCTTAGGCTTTAGGCTCGCCCAATCAACAACAATGTCTGGTGATAGCACAGGCACTGGAACAAATTACGCATTTAGTAAAAGCAATGTAGGCATACCAGCAAGGTATGGTTGGGTCACAAGGGTGCCTAACACTTGGATATCTATCACCAAATACTAAAAAGTGGTAGTTATATAGGCTCAATTCTATTAATAAATACAACTGTTATAACAAACAAACCTTATAAGGAGAAATAATATGTCAGCGGCATCAAACTACGTTGAGGATAGAACTTTAGACTTTTGGCTTAAAGCAAATTCTCAAACAACGTCTGCTCCTGCAACTGTTTATGTAGCACTTTTCACAAGTGCTGATTCGGCAGGCGGAACAGCAGAAAATTTAGAAGCAGGTATTCTAACAAACGAAGTAACAACGTCAGGCACAGCCTACGCAAGACAGGCAGTAACATTTGGAACTATTTCAAATGGTTCAGTAAGTAATTCAGGTAACATAACATTTCCAACAGCAACAGCAACCTACGGCACAGTAACACACGTGGCGGTTATGGATGCTAATTCAACTGATGATTCAGCAGGTGCAGGTAATGTTCTTTATTATGGTGCATTAACAACTGCTCGTGAAATTTTAACTGACGATACTTTTCAGATTACAACAGGCAACTTGACTATTTCTTTGGCATAAGTCACTGAGTAGGGAGAATCCCAAGTGACCAAGTATGTTGTAGATCCAAGTTATATTGCTGATGATTACATAGCAACAGACTATGTGGGCACCACTAATGATGCTTATGTAGAATCTGGTTATGTGATTGGTGTCACCGATTTTGGTGAAGCAAGCCTAAGTTCAACAGCAACACTATCAGCCACAGCAGGTATTTTACATTCTGCAGACGCAACCCTTACATCTACAGCATCAATGTCAGTGGACGCATCACGTTCAGTTGGTGCAACAGCAACACTTGAAAGCAACAGTGGAGGAACAGCATGGCAGGATATGAATACCTGGGACAATCCTACACAAGAGTATTGGCAAGCATTTGTTGTAGAAGGTATAAGAGTCAAAGGTGGTAGTGCAGACCTTAACACCAACAACACACTAACAGCAAGTAGTAGAGTTGATTTCAAAGGCACAGCAACACTATCAACAACAGCAAGTCTAAGTGTAGATGCAATAAGAACTATCAGTGGTAGCATCACAGCGTCATCAACTGTTTCATTGGTTGTTGATGCAGTTAGAACAAGACAGGGCATAGTATTAAAAGCAACTGCTGGCACAATGTCAGTGGATGCTGTTAGAACAAGAAATGCTGACCTAAGCATAACAGCATTGAATGCCACTGTTATTGCCGCAACAAGAATACGTGATGGTGTTGTATTACAAGCAAGTGAGGCAACACTTTCTGCAACAGCCAGAGTTCTTGTTCTTGGTAGTGCAAATTTAACTTCTACAGCAACACTTGAAGCATCAACTGTTATTAATGGCGAAGCAGATCTTTCAAGTTCATTTACAGTTAGTTCAACTGCTAATAGAATAACAGCCGCACAGGGCACACTACAATCTACAGCAACAATGTCTGTAAGTGGTGGATTGCAAATAAGAGCAAGTGCAAGTTTGTCAGCATTTAACACGGTTCTAAGTGCTCTTACAATTTACATTATTGATCCTTATAGGGTTTACACGGTTCCAAATGAGTCAAGAATACTTCAAATTGATTCAGAAAGCCGCAAAAAATCAGTAAAATCAGAAAATCGTGTAAATACTGTTATTAACGAGGACCGGTCTTTCGCAGTTAAAAGCGAGACAAGACAATTAACTGTCCAACATTTAACTTTGGTTGAAACTTCAGGATCAGCCTTGGACACAAGGAAATAACAAATGGCGAATGCAAACACTTTAACAGGATTTCAAGAAGATAGAGTTGGTGCTTTTATTGAAAAAGATCCTTATGCTGTCTTGGATTATTCATTAGATTGGCACAATTGGATGCCATCAGGCGATCATATAAGTTCAATCACTGTAACAGCACAAACAATTTCAGGAGACGCGGCACCTCTTGCAATTGATTCATCAACCAACACAAATTTTATCGTAACAGCAACTATCTCAGGCGGCACAGCAGGCAACATCTACAATGTAGAATTTAAAATTATAACCGATAACGGTTTACGTGATTCACGTAACTTTAGAATTAAAGTAGTAGAGAGACAGGTATAATGACTGACAATAATAATCAACAGGCAGGTAAAAAATACAAAACAGTTGATAGAGATTTGATCTATAAATTGGCTTGTATCCAATGCACACCTGAAGAAATCGCTGAAGTAGTTGGTATCAGTGCCAGTGCCTTGAAAAAAAGATTTACGCCTTTGTTAGAAAAAGGTAGAGAGACAGGCAAGCAAAGTCTTAGACGGTCTATGTGGGAAAAGGCAATGAATGGTGATACCAGAGTGCAGATTTTCTTATCTAAACAATACTTAGGTATGAAAGACGCACCAGAAGACACACAAAATTCACAACCTTTACCTTGGGAAGATTAATATGCCATTAAGTGTTGCACAAAAAACAATATGCGATGATGACAACAGATTCCGTGTTGCGGTTACTGGACGTCGTTTTGGCAAAACGCATTGTGCAATGAGAGAACTTGCAAAAGCGGCCAGTGAACCAAACAGTCAAGTTTGGTATGTTGCACCAAGTTATAGAATGGCCAAAGGCATTGTATGGGATCAACTCAAAGGCAAATTAAAAGAATTACGTTGGATTGAAGCAAGTAACGAAGCAGAATTAAAATTAAGATTAAAGAATGGATCTGTTATACACCTAAAAGGTGCAGATAATCCAGATTCACTTAGAGGTGTAGGTTTGAACTTTATTGTATTAGATGAATTCCAAGACATTGATAAAAGAACTTGGACTGAAGTTCTACGCCCCACTTTATCTGACAAAGGTGGACACGCTATGTTTTTAGGCACACCCAGGGGCGTAGGATCTTTTAGCCATGAGATGTTTGTAATGGCACAATCAACAGATGGTTGGGGTGCTCATACATTTACAACACTTGATGGTGGTAATGTGCCTGAGTCAGAAATTGAAGAAGCAAAAAGAGATATGGATCAAAGAACATTTGAACAAGAATATCTTGCAACATTCAACACATATTCAGGACAGGTATATTATGCGTTTAGCAGAGATTATACTGTTAAGCCATGCAAAGGTTTTGACACAAGAGAAATACATTGTGGTATTGACTTCAACGTAGATCCAATGAGTGTTTGTGTTAGTGTAATTGAAAACAATGTAATTTATTTTATTGATGAAATTGTTATGAAAGGTTCTAACACAGATGAAGTATGTGACGAATTAAAAAGACGTTATTCTAATTCAAGAATCATAATGTATCCAGACCCTGCAGGTAGACAAAGAAAAACATCAGCAGGTGGTAAAACAGATATTTCAATCCTACAAAATGCAGGATTTAGGGTGCAGGTTAGAAATTCACATACACCTATTAGAGACAGAGTAAATGCTGTCAATTCAAAATTAAAAAATTCAAACGATGTTAGCAGTTTGTTTGTTGATCCAAAATGCAAACAAATTATTAACAGTTTAGAAAGAATGGTATATAAACCAAACACATCAATTATAGAAAAAGATGGAGAATTGGATCATATGGCAGATGCTGTAGGTTACTTGGTAGACTTCCTATATCCACTTCGCACTGACTATGAACACAGCGAACCGCAAAGATGGTCATTTTCAGGAAACAATAACACAGCAAGGAGATGGAACTAATGCCCGCTATCAGAGATAGAGTAGAAAAGGGTGATCCGAGACTCGCTTTAGATTATATTACTGAGGCACACGATGCCTACAAGCATTATCTAAATCGTTGGTTGTTTCTTGGAGACTCATATCAAGGTGGCTATGAATATTTCTTAGGGAGATATTTAGAGCCTTATCATTACGAATCAAGAGACGATTATGAAAAACGTCTAAGAATGATTGGTTTAGACAATCATGTTAAATCAATTGTAGGAATATACAATTCATTCCTATATCGTAGACCTGTAAAAAGAATGTATGGCAGTATTGAAAATGATCCTGGATTAGAGCCTTTCCTTGCAGACGCTGATCTTGATGGCAGAAGTTTCAATAGTTTCATGCGTGAATTAAGTTCGCTAACAATGGTATATGGTAATTGTTGGGTTATTATTGACAAGCCAAATACTAATGCAGTTACAAGAGCAGATGAATTGAATCAAGGTGTTAGACCTTACATCAGTTTGTTTACTCCTGACAATGTTTTAGATTGGGAATACACAAGACAACCAAACGGATTATACACACTATCATATCTAAAAATTAAAGAAGAAATTGTTAATGACAGGCAGTATATAAGAGAATACACGCCAGAAGAAATTAATGTTTATGTAATTGATGGTGGTGACAAAACAGCATCTTTAGATATGACAATGCCTAATGAATTAGGTAGAGTGCCTGCTGTTTGTGTGTATGCAAACAGAAGTCAAATAAGAGGTATTGGACACAGCACAATTGGTGATATTGCAGATATACAAAAAGAACTATTTGAGTATTCATCGGAAATAGAACAGATTGTGAGACTTACAAATCATCCCACACTTGTTAAAACAAGAGACACAGAAGCAAGTGCTGGTGCAGGTTCAATTGTTCAACTACCAGACAACTTAGACCCAGGACTTAAACCATACATGATGCAACCAGATGGTGCTTCAATTGATTCAGTTCTTAATGCAATACAAAGAAAAGTAGATTCAATTGATAGAATGGCATCACTGGGTGGTATTAGAAGCATAGAGTCAAGACGTTTATCAGGAATTGGTTTACAAACAGAATTCCAAATGTTAAATGCTAAATTGGCAGACTTTGCCGCAAACTTAGAACACGCAGAAGAACAAATTTGGCGTTGTTGGGCAATGTATCAAGGACAAGTATGGGATGGAGAAATTGTTTATCCAAGAACATTCTCAATCCAAGATAGAGCCAATGATGTTGCACTATTGAAAATGGCAAAAGAGTCAAATCCAAAAGATCCTATGCTTAATGACAAGATTGAAAAATTGATGTTAGAAGCAATTACAGAAATGCCATATGAAGATGTAAAAGAATGGTATGTTGATTGGAAGGCTGAAAACAAACCTACAAAAGATATGGTAGAACACGCTCCTGTTACAGGATTAGATGACATGGTTGCACATCTACGTCAAATGGTAGAAGCAGGTTACACAGATGAAGAAATTAAATCACTACATCCTGAACTTGCATCATTATTTAGAGGACCACAGGGTGAGTAAATGGGTAAATTTATTCCAGACAGGGATTTCATTAACGAAGAACCTACTGAAAAAAGGATTAGAGAAATTTTGGCAGATTATAAAGAAAATATCTGGCGTTTCGAAATAAAAGACAGCAAAGCGGCCGGGGTGAGGGCAAGAAACAATCTGTTAGAATTGTATAAACTTTGCAGGGTAAGACGTAAAGAAATATTAGACCGTAGCAAAGAAATTGTAAAGTATACATACGAGGACGAACAATGAGTGTTACAGGTGTAAGTGGCAACTCAGCAATTATAGGCAGTCGCACAAGAAAACGTGCAACTGGACCTAAACTCAAGGAGGGTATTATCATGGCAATGCGTGGTGGTAAAAAGAAGAAGAAAAAAACTCGCGGCGGAAAACGTCGTAAATAAACGATTTTGTGCTCAAGGGCATAAATACTAACATACTACCGTTAGAGGGTAGGTGGTAGAACTCAACCAATTAGAAAGAGGTAAATTATGGACGCAGAAAATACAGCGGTTAATGATACTGAGCAAACTGTTGCTCAACCACAAGGTGAAAAACAGGTAGCAACACAGGAAACTGTTAAGGAAAATAATACACTTTCACAAGATGATGTGAATCGCATTGTTGCAGAGAGAGTGGCAAGAGAAAAGGCAAAATTTGAAAAGAAATATTCAAATGTTGACTTGGATCTTTATAATCAATTAGTAGAAGAAAAAGAAACGGCACGCCAAACAGAAATGGAAAAGCGTGGCGAGTTTGAAAAACTATTGAAAGAGCAGGCGGAGAAATTCAACGGCAAAATTCAACAGTATGAAAGCGAACTTACTTCTATCAAAGTTGACGGTGCTTTGTTAAATGAAGCAAGTGCTAATAAGGCTGTTAATCCACAACAAGTGGTGCAACTACTTAAAGGCCAAGTAAGACTTAATGAAGCAGGAACTGTTGATGTAATTGATGCAAACGGACAAGTGAAATATGATGATAATGGTTCGCCATTACAAGTAAAACACTTGGTAAATGAATTCCTTACAGCAAACCCACATTTTGTTTCAGCAGGACCAAGTGGTTCTGGAACTGGACAAGGTATAGGTAAGCAAAACCCTGTGGTAGATAACGATGTGACTAAACTTAATATGCAAAATCCTGAACATCGTGCTCGTTATAGAGAAATAATGAATGCTAAAGGGATTCGCGTATAAATTTGCTATCTAATTAAAGGAGACATAACATGGCGAATGAATTTGATACAGGTGTAAGCGGAGCAGATGCTCTTTACGCCAACATTATGCAGTCTGCTTTATTCAACTTGAATGAGCAGTCTATTATAAGACCACTCGTAAGAAATTACGATATGACAGGAACTCCAGGCTTAACTGCACAGGTTCCAATTTACCCAACAGTAAGTGCGGCAGGTGTTGCAGATGGAACAGATCTATCTAATACTGCTTTCGCAACTACTAAGAAAGAAATCACTGCTTCAGAAGTAGGTGTAATGGTAACATTAACTGACCTATTAGAAGAAGCATCTAACGATGACACAGCGGCGGCTGTTGGACGTCAATTAGGTGCGGCAATGGCTGAGAAAGTTGACACTGACTTAGCAGGCTTGTTCAGCGGTTTCTCAAACACAGTAGGTGCGGCTAACACTGAACTTACAGTAGACGACTTCTTCAAAGCGGCGGCTACATTAAGAAACAACAAGGCTCCTGGCCCATATGTTGCAGTAATTCACCCATACCAAGCATTCCAACTTAAAAAGTTACTTGCTGGTAATGGCAATACTCCAATGAACAACCACGATCTTGCTAACGAGGCTCTAAGAACTGGCTACGTTGGTCAAATCGCTGGTATCCAGATCTTTGAATCAACTGTTGTAACAGGTGCTGATTCGGCTGGAACATTTGTTGGTGCGGCAATGAGTTCAGACGCTCTTGGCTACATGGTTAAGAGAACTATGAGAATTGAAACACAAAGAGATGCTTCTTTAAGAGCAACAGAAATTGTTGGTTCAATGGCTTATGGTATTTCAGAACTATTTGATGCATATGGCGTTGGTATCATTGGTGACGCACAATTATAATTCTAAATTATAATTACTTGGCATAACATTAAGGGCGGTAGGCAACTATCGCCCTTTTTTCTTCAATTATTACCATGATTCTTCAGAAGATGGTAAATACATATGAAAGCAATTTAGCGGTTTTGGAAGGACCAAAAGCGTATTAAAAGGACAGTATCCTATGGCAATAACACTCGCAACAATTTCTGATATTCAGGAATATGAACCAGACATTACAGATTTTGGTATCCCTGACTTTTCAGCAGAAATCTCAAAAGCACAAAACGATGTATTTCGCGACCTACGTATTCGTTGGTGGCCTGCATACAGCGTCGGTCTATATGACCTATCCAAACTGAACACAGGACAAACAGAACCAGACGAAGACTTATACACAGCCAGTCAATTGACTCGTGCAACGTGTTATCAAGCACTTGGTTTTCATATCTTTCCTAAACTTGCTAAATTCGATGTTGATCAAGATTTATTTGAGCGTAAAATGGAATTCTATAGAAAAGAATATGCTCGTGAATTAGATTTAATTTTAAGAGACGGGGTAGAATATGACTTTGACAGTTCAGGCACAGTAGACGCTGGCGAACGTGAAGCAACTCATTATCTACGCCTCAAAAGGTAGTAGTTAATGTCATCTAATAGAGAACACGCAGTCAAAGACATTATTGAAATACTCACAGACATGAGTCCTCCAAGACCTGTGTTTGTAAGCAGAGAGCCTTTTGACTTAGACAAATTAGCACTTACACAATTTCCTGCACTACTTGTTACAGCAGGCAATGAAACACGTGAAGACCATGCCATGGGAGGTAGTAGACGTGGTATCATTGAAATTAATATTAGAGGTTTTGTCCGTTCAGACGGACGCAAAGGTTTCGTTCAAAGTGTTGACGAAAAACGCAATAATCTAATAGAACGAATAGAAGAAGCACTCAACACTAATAGAAATAGAAAACTCGATGATGCACAAGCGGCAACTACTCATGTTACTTCAATTGAAGTCATAGATAGAACACCGCCATTAGGAGAGTTTTTATTGATTGCAGAAGTGCATTATTCTTTCACTAAAGGAGAACTATAATGGGTGTTACACAATACACACAAATGATAGACAACAACGGCGAAATTCAATACATTGAACAGGACCGTGTTAAACGATTTCTTGGAGAGGGTTGGACTCTATTTGGCGAACAACCTAAACCAGAAAAAAAAGTTACTAAAAGCAAAAGTAAAGATAAAATAACTGCTGATGCTCAAGTAACTTCAAAAACATCTGACGAAGAAGAAGTAGTTAGTGCCGAACCCACAGAAGCAGAATTAAATGCTGTTCCATGTATTTCATGTAACAGTGAAGACCATGCTTACAAAGACTGTGAAGAGGACAACTGGACTTTTTCAGAAGATGATTTTCAAACTGCCAAAAAGGAGAACTAAACTATGGCTACATTTACTGGAGAAAACGGAAAAGTAGAAATCACTGCTGAAGATTCAGCGGGAACTACTACCGTTGCTGAAGTTCGTTCATGGACAGTAGAACATACGAAAGATGTTATTGAAGATACTGTAATGGGCGACGCGGCAAGAACATACAAAAACGGTCTGCATCAGTTTACTGGTTCAATGGAAGTAATCTATGAATCAGGACATACTGCGGCGACTAACGCATTTGATCCGGCACAAGATGGTGCATTAACTGTTGAATTCCACACTGGTGAAACTTCACCAGCACAGAAATTCTCAGGTTCTGTCCTTGTAACTTCTGTTTCAAGAACAGCATCATTTGATGATTTGATCACTGCAACTGTGAACTTCCAAGGATCTGGTGCATTAACTATTGCATCTGTGTAATTGGAATGTTGAAGATTAGTGTAACAGGCACTAACAAGGTTATGCGGAATCTTGAAAGAGAAAAAGATTCATTGCATACCCGAGTGGCACAGGATATATTGGAGGTTGCAAGATCCAAGACCCCAATTGACCAAGGTCAAGCAAGACGTGGTTGGCGATTAGAAAATAGATCTCGATCTAAACATATCGTCAACCGTGTCCCCTACATTGACTTATTGGAGAATGGCCGCTCAAAACAAGCACCTAATGGTATACTTGGACCTACTGTTAGGGAGATAACAAATAGGAGTTATAAATGAGCGTTTTAGAAAATGTAAAATCGCACTACAAAAGCAAACTTTCAGGTGAACTGCAAAAGATTTCAGTGCCTGAATGGCAAACAGATATCTACTACAAAGGAGCACATCCTTTTAGTGTAGAATCTAAAATTATTGAATTGCAACAAGCAGGTAAAACTGTTGAAGCATTAGTTGAGTCAATTATTTTGAAAGCATTGGACCCAGAAGGTAAGCAATTATTTCACAAGTTTGACAAAGTAACGCTAATGAATGAAGCAGACCCAAGTGTTTTAATGAGGGTTGCGGCTGTGTTGAATTCAACAACAAGTGAATACGAGCAAGTTGAAAAAAACTAAAAGAGGACACTGAACTTCAACTGATCGTTAAAATTGCCAAAGAACTTGGCAAGAGTATTGAAGAAGTAATGCAACTCAGTGTCCTGGAAATAAACATTTGGGCCGCATGGTTCAAGATGGAAACGGAGGCTATAAAGAAAGCACATGGCAACACAACAGCAAATACAAATCGTCGCCGTAGATAAGACTGCTCGTGTCTTAGGCAATGTAAGTAACCGCTTAAAAGGTATTGGTCGTAGCACTAAAAGTCTGGAAACAGGCTTTGGTAGTTTACAGACTAAAATACTGGCAGTGGGTGCGGCTTTAGGAACTACCTTTGGTATAAGAAAAATACTACAGGTAAGCAGTGAAGTCGAACAATTAGGCCTACGTTTTCAATTCTTGTTTGGATCAGTTGAAGAAGGCAACAAGGCGTTTGAAACACTACTTGATTTTGCAAGTAAGGTTCCATTTACTCTACAAGAAATACAACAAGGTGCAGGAAACCTTGCTGTTATTTCTAAGAACGCAGAAGAACTTGGCGAAAACCTACAGATTGTGGGTAATGTTGCCGCTGTTACTGGACTTGATTTCAAAACAGTATCTGAACAGATACAGAGATCATTTAGTGGTGGTATAGCGGCCGCTGAAATCTTCCGTGAAAGAGGTGTGAGGGCACTACTTGGTTTTTCTAATGGTGCAAAGGTTAGTGCCGCAGAAACAGAAGCAAGATTCAATGAAGTATTTGGACCAAATGGACCGTTTGGTCAAGCAACAACAGTTTTAGCAAACACATATGAAGGTGTCTTGAGTATGATTCAAGACAAAATCTTTAAGTTCACGTTGGCACTTGGAAGGCAAGGTGGATTGTTCGACTTCGCCAAAGGCATACTTGGTGCAATAGATCAAACACTAAATGAAAGTTTTGGATCTATAGAAGAGTTTGCGGCGAATGTTGGACAAAAACTGATAGAAGTCACAAAAAATATTGCTGTAGGCACAGCACAACTATTAGATGCTCTACAACCAGTATTCAGTTTTATCAAGAATGGTGTTAATAATCTTATTGACTTTGCAAATCAACTACCATCAGGTATTAAAGCACTTGGTATTGTTGGTTTCCTTGCATTAGGTATAAAAGGCAAACTTATTGTTGTTGCCATATCCTCAGTGTTTGACAAAGTTATACAAATTATTAATGGCTTCCTTGATATAATGGAAGATTCAATAAACTTTATCGTTGAGGGCATTAACGATATGATTCGCAGTATTAATGCTGTGAGTGGTAAAGTCAAAATACCACCTATTCCTCTAATGGAACAGATTGCATTTGGTGACGTAAGTGCAGAAGGTATAAAGAAAAAGTTTGAAGATGTATTAGGTGTATTTTCAGACGATACCCAAATTAAAAAGATGGGTGAAATTGAAGCCGCAACTGTTAGATTCTTAGAACTTACAGACAAAGTTATTGAAGGCAACAAAAAAGCCAAAGAAGAACAAGAAAAGATTCTTAAAACATTAGGATTATCTAATCAAGCAGAATTACAATTTGCTGGCAATGTAGAAAAAGTTCTTGAAGGCATTAGAAAACAAGGTCAACAGATCAAAGGACTTACTGTAGATCAACAGGTAAGTTTAGAATTAGAAAGATTAAAATTAGATGAAATGTTTGCACAGGCAGGCGTTGCAAAAGAATTAGTTGATGCCAAAAAAGCAGAAATAGAACAAGCAATTAGACAAAATGTTTTGTTAAAAGAACGTAAAGCATTAGAAACAGAATTACGTTCATTAAGTGGACAATTAGGAACAAAAGTGTTAAAAGAATTTGATCCTGAAAAAGCAAGAATGGACAAAGCACTTGACACTCTTGAAAAAGCAAAAGATCAAAAAATTATTTCAGAAGAAGAATATCTAAAAGCAAGAGAGGCACTATATGCACAGTATGATAAAAAACGTGCAGAGTCACAAAAGCAACAGGTAGAAGACACACTAAAATCAATCAAAGACGGCACAATAAAAGTTGAGCAGATTGAACAGTTAAGTGGTAAGCAAAGAGTTCAATTGTTGGGCTCAATTGGTAAAGATCTATTGTCAACACTTGGACAAACAAATGAAAAAGCATTTAAACTTGCCAAAGCGGTTGCAATAGCAGAAGCGATTGTTAATGTTGCAAGAGGTATTTCAGCGGCATTGGCATTACCGTTCCCATTCAACTTAGGTGCGGCGGCTCTTGTAGCGGCACAAGGTTATGCACAGATTGCCGCAATCAAAAGTTCACAATACACAGGACCAAGAGAAAAAGGTGGACCAGTTGGTGCTGGCCAAACATTCCTTGTAGGTGAAAAAGGACCAGAATTGTTTACACCTAATGCAGGTGGACAAATTACACCTAACAATCAATTAGGTGGAGAAGTAAATGTAAACTTTAATATTCAAACAGTAGATGCAAGTGACTTTGATACACTACTTGTTGAAAGACGAGGCACTATTGTTGGTATTATTAATTCGGCTATGGAACGCCGAGGTAAGATGGGAGTAGCATAATGGCATATATAGGAAATTTTCCAACATCCCCAGGCTTTACTGCCATCAATTTTAAGATGAACAATCAAATTAAAAAAACAGTAACAGCAAGTGGTAGAACAATCAGAGCAACAAACTCTACAACGCTATGGAGTGGTATACTAAAATATCCTCCAATGACACTGAGTGAGTTTTTGCCAATCCAAGGTTTTCTTTCAAGATGCCAAGGTGGATTAAATGAATTTGATGTAACAATGCCTACAGTATCTCAAAATAGTTTAGGTTTAACTGGTCTAAACATTCAGGTAAATTCAACTGTAAGTGCAGGTGCAACCAGTGTGTCAATTACAAACGGACCAAACTCAACACTTATACTAAATCCAGGTGATGTTATACGTTTTCCTAATCATAGTAAAGTGTATATGGTTACAGACGATGCAGGTGTTACAACAGATGGCACAGGCAATGCAACTATTAATTTTGAACCTGCGGCATTGGTTGAAATACCGCCAGCAAGTGCAAGTAGTTCTGGTGATACTATTATTACAGATGAAGTGCCGTTTAGAATGATCCTAAGCAATGATGTGCAAGAGATGGGATATAGAACAGATGGACTTGTAGGTTACGAATTAGATGTGCAAGAGGTTATTTAATGTCAAGAGGATTAGGCTCAGTTACGCAGACTACGTTGGCAAGAGACGCTATTGTTTCTTACCTACTGTTGAACATCGCAGGTTACCGTTATACAGATGCACCATTTGATATTGTTAATGGTGTAGAAGGTAGCAGTAATACCTATGATGCTCAAGGTGAATTTCTGGGCATTGCAGAGATTGATGAAAACTCAGAACTTGCTATTTCAAGCATTCAAATTGATCTAAGTGCATTATCACCAAATGTAATTTCACAGTATGCAACATCAAGCATTGTAAACCAAGACGTAAAAATTTATAGAATACTTTTTGACCAAGGCACAGGATCTAACATATCAGATGATCCAGTTTTAATTTTCCAAGGTAGAATTGCAGGTTACAGATTACAAGATGCTGATGAAACTGCAACACTATCAATCCAAGTAGACAGTCAATTTACAAACTTTGAAAAAATTACCTGTCGTAGAACCAACAACAATAACTTTCAACGAGAATTTCCAAATGACCATTCAATGGAGTTTAGTCATGAAACTCTTGCTGATTTAAAATGGGGTAAGAAATAATGATTAGAAAATTTACACCAGCAGACATGAACCAAGTTATTAGATTAGTAAGAGAACACGCCGCAGAAGCACAGGTGTTTCAAAACTTACCTGTTGATGATATCTACGCAAAAGACAATATTAGGAACGCACTGATAGATGAAGGCAATCAATGTTTCGTAGTAGAAAAGGGCGGCGAAATAGTAGGATACAGTCTTGTTGGACTTGCAACTAAAATTTGGAATCCTACGTTGTATGCAGAAGTTTATTTCTTTTATGTTCACAGTGGCATGAGAAATAAATTTCTTGCAGACAGTTTATATGAAGCAACTTGTAGTTGGGCATATGAAAACGGTGCAAATTGGATTGAATTTTCAGTAAGTTTATTTGATGAAATGTTCAAAGGCAAAGAAGAATACATTGACAGAGCATCAACTTATTTTGAACACAAAGGCAGTAGTCATTGCGGTAATATCTTTGTGCAGGAGTTAGGCTAATGGGCGGATCAAATCCAATTAAAAAAATTGTCAAAGGCATTGGTAAAATCATCAAAGGTATCACCAAAATTGTAAAAGGTGTTATTGGTTTTATTGGCGATGTTGTAGGCTTTCTTGTTAATCCATTTGGCACATTTGATATGCCAAGTGCACCACAACAAGCAGATGCGGCCGCACAAGGTGTTACAGTTACAAAAAACGGAACCAATATTGCACTACCTGTTGTATATGGTTATAGACGTGTAGGTGGTGCTCTTATACACGCAGAAACAGGTTCTACAAACAATCAATACCTATGGTGTGTGTTTGCTGTTGCAGAAGGTGAAATACAAGGTTTCAAAAGAATCTATGTAGACGACACAGCATTACCTTTGCCTAATAATTTCTATACACATGGAGAACAGGTAAACGTAACATCAGGCAAATACAAAGACAGAATTAGACTACAGGTGTTTAATGGTTCACCAGGTCAAGGACAAAGTGGTTTAGCAAATGGCTCACCAAGTTGGGGCAAGAAAAATAGAAAACTACCAGATGTTGCTTATGTGGTAATGCGTTTCTATTGGAAAGAAATTAAAACACAAGCAGATCAGGACAATAATCCATTTAGTGGTGGCATACCGCAAGTTAAGTTTGACATTTGTGGTAAGAAAGTTTATGACGTTAGAAAACACTCAGCAGGAACACCATTAATCAGTTACACAGGACAACCTAAAAATTACAGTTTCAATCCTGCTTCTTGTTTGTTAGATTATATGATGAATCCACGTTATGGTGCTGGTTTAACATATGATCAAATCGATGGAGACAGTTTTAGAACAGCGGCTCTTAAATTTGAACAGCAGGTAACATACAACAGCACCTATAATGGTAGAGCATTGACTATGAATGCTGTTGTTGATACTAATCAAAAAGTATTAGACAACATGAAGATCTTACTTGCAGGTTGTAGAAGTTTAATGCCATATTCACAAGGCAAATACAAAATAAAAGTAGAAGATGGTGGTAATGACACTGATATCACATCAACAACAATTAATGTTGCTATGGACATTGACAAAGACAAAGTCATTGGTGGTATCACTATGGACGGTGAACGTAAGAAAACAAAATACAACCAAGTGGTAGTAAACTATGTTGATCCTGACAGAGAATTTACAAACCAACAGCAGATCTATCAAGTTAGCAGTGATAAAACAACTGACAACGATGAAGAACTAAAAGGCGAATTTACATTCCACACAATTACAAATCCTGCTATTGCTTATGAATTTGCACGTATGATCTATTTGAAATCAAGGGTGCAAAGAACAATAGGGTTTGCTGGCACACAGGAATTATTAAACTTAGAAGTAGGTGATATCATTCGTGTGACAGATAGTGTTCTAAATCTAAGTGCTGTGACATTTAGGGTAATTGGTATTCAATTAAATCCAGACATGACTGTTAGCATCAATGCTTCAGAACATGATGCAACACTCTATCCTGCAACAGGTGGTGTTGGACAGGTAGAAATACCACCACAAATATTCACACCTGATCCTATTGCAATTAGACCAAGACAAAGAAAAACTACGTTAGCACCAATTGGCATACTACCGCCAAACGATCCTGATGTGCCTGTAGATAGTGCAGGAACACCAATTGTTGATAGTGCTGGTATACCAATTGTTGATAGTGCAGGTGAAACAACACCAGGTGATCCACCAGAAGTAAATCCATTACCAGAAGAACCGGAAGAAATTTTTGGCACAGCAATTGAAGATTTCCAAACATTTGAAACTTTGGATCCATTACCAAATGATATTGAAATAAATCCATTAAGAATACAATTGGTTGATCCAACTTTTGAAGGTGATGTAATATATTGGGACAGAGCACCAGGCAGTCGTTATGTATCTTTTTCAGGCAATAGTGGCTTTTGCCAAGTGCCATCAATCAACAGATTTACAGGCAACAGAGGTATTCCAGGCAGTAATGACACAGATACTGTAAATGGTATAACCTATCTATACAATGACACAAGAAGTTTTGGCGGCGATTTCCATTTTACTGCCAACACAAGAGCATTGGCAAGTGGTGCACAGAATGTTGCATTGGTATTATTGATTAACTTGCCACAGGATACAAGCATAAACGAATTTGAATATACACTATATCATGCAGATGGTATAGAATACACCAAACGTGTTGAACTAACACAAAGCATGAATTATTGGCAATTTAATTCAAGCGAAGGTTTGGGTAGAGTTACTGGTGCAAGACAGATAAAATTTTATTGGATCAAAAAAACTGCAGATGGTGAAATAAAATGTCCTGATGCAAGTCAATTAGGAAATAGCAGTTATTTTGATTATAATGACACACAAACAAACAAAAACGGAACTAATATTGAAGCATATCTAAACTTTTATATGCAGAATAACTCTTCATTACCATTCCCTGCAAGTTTATCACCAATATCACCTGCAGGTGGAGATGATAAATTTACGTTCCACGACTTAGGAGCATAAGATGCCAGGTAACGGAATATACACAGGAGGCATTTACCGACCCACAAGCATAGAAACATGGGACGGTGATAGTGCTGGTTACCAATGGGATGATCTAACCAATTGGAATCAGACACCTTTGTTGCCACTAACATTTACAACTGCTATTGTAGATGGTGGTAGAATAGACAAATGGTTACCTCTTACCAACATAACTGCAACTGGTCGTGTAACAACTACAATACAATATGGCAACACAGTAGACAGCACAGGTGGTGCAATTGATTCACCGTCAAGTGTTACATATAATCCTGGTGATAGTGTTACACCAATCAAAGCAAGATATTTTAAATTTACATTTAGTCTTGATTACAATGATAGTGCAGGTGCAGAAGAAACACCTACGCTTTCAAGTGTAACAACAAACTTAAATGCAGAAAAAGTAATGGCAACATTTGATTCAATTGATTCAAGCACCCTAAGTGGTTCTGCAGGTCTAAGGACATTGGTTGTTGATCAACCTATTTCACCTACAGTAGTTACTATTCAACCACACCTACCATCAAGTGTTTTAGATAGTGCTGGTGCAAGTGATTTAGCCTCAAGTTTTGTCACTGATGGTTATGTTGCAGAAGGTTATGTTGACACAGACTTTGTAATAGATGCATCAAGTGGTGGTGGCAGTGGTGGATCTACAAGCAGACCGGTTGTCTACATTGACAAGAGCGGTGCAAACATTGTGTTAAATATATTTGAATTTGATACATTTGGTAAAACAAAATTAGTTGATTGCACATTTGACGCAATCATACAAGGACTACCTAATGCAAATGTAATTGCAAACGGTAGTATCGCAAGGAGTTAGATATGGTATGGCCAACAGGTAAACCTTTAACATCAGCATTTGACAGTGACGACGATCCAATATCAACTGCAAGACCAGAACTACAAACAATGGCTACAACTGTAGGTTCAATGGTAGATGCAATTGATACAAGTGGTATTACAGACGGACAAATTTTAATTTATAACGCATCACAAAGCAAATTTATTGCTGGTGCGGCTTCAAGTGGTTCAGGAAACGTAACTGCATCAACAGGAGACAATATTGCAATTTACAGTGGTGATAGTGCAGGAGGTTTAAGTTCAACTGTAGAAGGTTCACCAAGCAGAGAATTAACTTATGATCCTGCTATTGCAGGTATGAGAGCAGGAGGATATGCAGGTATTTCAGGCCAAGTTGGCGTAATGTATAGTGGTGACGGTATCGGTGGTGCAAAATTACAAATTAATCTAAATTCAACTTCACCAGACGTTTCACCTCATTGTGATTTTCTTACAGTTAATCCTCTAACAGGCTCTGTTGCAAAAATTACAACACCTAACACATCAACAAGTTTAGAATTAAGCACTGGCAAGAATACAAACAGTGGCGAAATACAAATTAATCCAGGTGTTACAGGAGACATAAATGTTTACAGTCGAAAAAACATTGAATTAAATCCAACAGGTTCTACAAGTTCAACTGGTTATGTAAACGTCAGTGGTAAACTTTCTGGCACAAGTAGTTCTGCAGGTTATACTAATACTTTTGTTATAAGTGCAGAAAATCTTACAGATGGTAAGGTAAGAATTTACAACGACAGAAGTGAAACTGGTGCAATGCTTGAAGTAGGACAAGCAGACATTATCCTTAAACCAGGTCCAAATGATAGTGCAGGTCTTGGAGGAGATAGTGCAGGTAATGGGTATATTGATTTTCAAACTTTAACAACAACTTCAATTGGCACAAATGGTGGTGCAGATGCAACTACTACAAATCCAGTTGGATATATAGAAGTAAAAGTAAACGGACAAGAATACATTATGC